CGAACATTTCTTTCATGCTCTTTGCGAAGTTTTCCTCAAGAAAGGTTTTTGCATTAGCAATTGCAGTTTCACGAACTGCCTTTGCGTCTGCGATGCTTTCCTTTAATAGATCGCTCATATTAATTTTACCTTTCCTATTGTTGTTGTGAAGTTATTGGAGAACTCCAAAGAAGATTGAATTATAGTGGCATCAAAGACGTTGACGCATTTGATAATAAATATGATATAAAATTGGAAAATCACAATTTTTTTGATATTTATAGTTGTATGCCATATTATCATAAAAAAGTAAACGACAAATATTGTGTGTTTAAAAAGTCGAACAACAAGAAAGTTGGCTGCACAAAAGGAGACAAAGAAAGTCTCAAAAAGTATTATGCAGCATTAGCAATTGTTGACAAACGTAAGGACGAATTGACAGAAGCAGAGTTCAGTTCTGCTAAAATGCAAGAGGTTCCAGATAAAACTCTCGATGATGTGTTGAGAGAAAACTCTGGTGTAAAGTTTGACAAAAAAGAACTTCTTACATTTCAAAACAAACAAAACGGATTTGGCGGATTTGGCAAAGCAAACTTCGTTCACAAAAAGAGCACCAACGAAATTTCAGCAAACATTACCAGTAACGAGTCAAATAAGAACTATGTTTTCAAAAAGTTGGTAAATAACCAAAACCCAGGCTTATACAACTACGCTTGTTTCATTGGAATATCACCTGCTAAACAAAGTGAAGATCCAGAAGAAAACAAAGAAAAGGTTGTGTATGTTTTGAGTAGCATTTTTGATAACGACGGTGAAGAAAAAACCAAAGTTTTAGCAGATTTCATTGATAGAATTAACTCATATGGACTATAAGAATCTATACGCTCAAGTAAAATTGGGCAACTTTCTAAACAAAGGCGGAGAAGATACCGATTCTCCAAAATTCAAGTTGATTGATATCGACCACCCAAATGGTTGGAACTTCAATGAAATTGACACACTCGGTGATATGGGCTTCAAAATCGACAATGACTCCGATATGGTGTGCGAAATTGAAGTGCCTACACTAGAAATGATGGACGAAAAGGTGCCAGTTCGTGTATATAAAAACGAAGACGGGTATGTTCTTGAAACATCCCGTCGTTATGTGTTTGAATCTTTTAGTAAGATGATTGAGTTTATTGATTCAATCCCATCAGACCCTAAATTTAAGAACAAGTAACCTTACTTTTGTGATTGGTAAGGTGGTTGTTGATGAGGTTGAGTAACTGGTTGAGCACCTGGAAGTTCAGAGTTTTCCAATGCGTTGATACTCACTGAATCAGGACGACCTTGAACTTGATATGCTTGTGGGGTCTCAGTAATTGGATCAGCAATCTCAAAATAACGTTCCAACTTCAAACCAATTTCTTCATAAATCATCTCAAGTGTGTGTTCTACACCCTTGATCTTATTTGCTTCTTCATACAACTTGTGAGCGAGTTTCTTAACTTCTTTCATGTCACGCTCAACCATCTTTGCTTCCATCCACTCACCACATTCCTTGATAGCATAACGTTCTGCCAAGTTAACTGCCTCCATAATTTTTGAAGCAGTAGAATAAACACTTTCAGCTTTAAGACTCTTACGATATTCGTTATAAGCCTTTACTGTCTCACGTAACTTGACTTTCTCTTCTTTGGTAAGAGGAACGTAAGAGGTTTCTGTGGAATTTTCTACTAAATGTCTTAGCTTAATCATATGCTATAAATAGGGTTCAAATTATAATTCTGATATAATATCATGAATAATTTTTTCAATATTTGAGTAAGGATTGATGATTCTGTTGCCATTAGGATTGACACTTTCGGTGATCTTTCCTTGAGGATACATGAACGCACCTTGTGTTGAAGGATTGCTTACAAAGTCAAATGCGATCAAGTCAAAATCATCTTGAACCACATCAGCACCTTCTCTCATATCCTTCTTTACACTACCCAAACCACGACTACTGATACCCAAAAGAATACCAGCCTTGAGAAGATCTTTCAAAATGTTACCACTTGGTGTTGGTAAAATTTCTACAGTTCCAACCAAATCATCACCATCCCAACCCATGTCTACGATGTTGTGACTAACATTTTTTAAGTTAACAACAGACGATTCTGGATGATCCAATTCACCCATAGCACGACGTTGTTTAACAAAATTATCCATGTATTTTGTGGCTTCACGTTGAAGAATTTCCTTTGGATAGATTCTACCATTTTGATTCTTAGCTTCAGCACGTTGTAGTGTGCCAGTTACAAGAAGTTTACCATCACTCAACGATTCGTTAAGTGCGGTCTTCTTGAACTCAAATGGTAATACGTCAATTAATACTGTTTTCATATTAAGCTGGTGGTGGTTGTGCTGCTGGAGCTTCTGGTGTTTCCTCTGGTTTAGCTGGTGCTGGTTGTTGTTTTGAAGTTACAACATTTGAAGCTCCAGCTGAAGTTTGTTGTGATGGATCAACCAATGCTTTTGATTTGGCAATTTGATACTTGTCTCTTTGTTTAACATCGGCTGGACCCAAAATCTTGATCTTGAAACCAGGTTTTACAAAGAACTTGGCTGCTTTTTGTTTACTTTCTTCACGACCAATTATGATGATAACATATCGATCATAATAGTAATCAATTTGAACACCAGTCACGTTGATTGTATAATCTGTTTCTGGTTGCTTATATCCTTTACTAGCACGAACAACGATCTTTTTGTTTAAAATTTGATCTTGAATCTTCTTTTGAAGTTCTAATTTGGTCTGTTCAGTAGCATCCTTTAACTTGGTATCAAAAGCAGTAAAGTCTGGTTGAATGTCATATGATTGAACATTTACAGTTGGATCTGCCTGTGGTGCTTGTTGAGGTTGTGCCGGTGCTGGTTGTTGACCGCCGTCTGCTTCCTTTGTCAAAAATCTGTTGGCACGATATCCTTCGATGATTTTTTTGACAGATTTACGTTGTTCTGTAGTAGGAAGAGTTGTTTGTGTCTTACCAGCAAGGCCTGGGTCCAACTCTGGATCACCGTGTTGAACCAATCCAAATTGATCTGTGTAAGTTGATACTGGTTCGATGTTTTGTGCTGGAGTTACATAAGCTGGTTCACTATACATTTGGTTTTCCAAAGCATAGCCTGGACTCTTTTTTACGGGTTTTGCTAACTTAAATCCAAGTTGAGTAGCTGCTCTAACATTGCCTGGTCCTCTACGAGAAAAAGCAAATGGAGTCATGTAAGCACCAGCAGCACTACTGGTTGATGCTTCATCTTTCTTTTTCAACTTGGCATTTACTTTTTTTTCGATGTCTGCTTTTACAGATGGCGAGATCTTGCCAGCATGAGCTTGCAACCATGCATTGTATTGAGATTTATCAATGCGGGCTAATTCACTATCACGATACAATTGAGCATATTTTTTAACAATATCTCTAAACGGATCGCCTGATTCTTTAAGAAGCTTTTTCATCAGCAAGTTTATTTAATTCTTCGATCAATTCATACGCACTCAAAAGAGCAGTCAATTGATTCTCTTTCACAATACCTGTGAGAGTTTTGTTTGAAAGCTGAGCAATCGTTTCGTTAAGTTTGATCTTGATAACATCATGCTTAACCAAAATAGATCTTTCCTTAAGAAGATCAGACACCTTCTTATATTCCTTGTTGACAAATTCAGTGAACTTGTTGGTGTTGGAAACGTTTGTAATATATTCTTTTAACAAAGCCTTTTGAGAAGGCAACAAAGACGAATACTTTTTGTTGAAGTTTTCGATCAAGAACTTATATGCGAGTAACTTCACTTCGGCTGGTTGAGAACTATATACATCCAAAGCTTGTTCTTCGTTCTTTCTTTCCTTTGTCAAATTTTCTGTTACAAACTCTCTGGCTTCCAAAATCTCTTCTACATCAAACTTAACTTCATCACCACCTTGATTTTCAAACAACTTATATATCGATGCGTAAAGTTTATAGTTTGGAATCTTGTTCTTTAGAAATTCGTCGATGTTAAACTTCTCTTTGATCTCCTTAACGAGATTATACTTTTGCGAAGTTAATTCACGTTCATTTAACTTTGAACGTGTTTGCAATACTACATTCAAAATACGATCAGCAGACTCGGAATTCTTAGAAGATTGACTTACGATGAAGTTATACAATTGAAATTCTTTTCCGAGCGCAGTGCTTTCGTTAAAATATTTGAACATCAAGTTCTTGGTGAATGATTCGTCACGACCTGCCAATATATCTGCGGTAATCTGTCGCGTGAGCAACTCAAACAATACTCCGCTATTCTTAAACTTAGAATGTTTAGCTTTTTTGCGCATATAGTTCTCTAATAATTATAAATATATTGAAATTTGGAAAATCATCGGATTTATATCATTCTTTGATGTTTGTTTCATCCATATAAGACCCAGAAACTCCCTCTCTTAAAATTTCTTTGGACTTATCTAATCCTTGTAAAATTGTTGACAACGACTCCATTGATTCCAAAGACAGTGGCGAACGCTTTTTATACTTATGAGATGGTGACAAATCACTGTCTCTATTGTTTTCTTGTGTTCCAAGTGGATCTTCACCAAATGGATATTTTCTAGCATCTTTTCTACCAGTCTGATCTCTATCACGTTCTTCTTCTTTTTTACGAGCAGCTTCTTCTCGTTCATGCGCAGACAATTTAACTTTTTCGGTCAATTTTGGAGCTTCTCCACCCGCTTCGGCACCACCAGTTGCGGGAGCAGTAGCGCTGGCTTCAGCACCTCCTGTTTCTCCTCCACCTACTTCGCCTCCACCAGCGCTACCCCCTTCCGCACCGCCGGCTCCACCTTCTCCGCCGCCTTCTCCTCCCTCTGAGCCTTTGGTCTTTAGGAAGTTCAATGCAGGATCGTTACCTTCTTCTTCGATCTGCTTAAATCTATACATGCCCTTAGCATCATCAATAAGTTGTTTTTGCAACATGATCATGTCTTGGTCGCTCATACCAAACACTTTTTCATAAATCCACTTTTTGCTAAACAACTTTTGTTCTTGCATGTCTTTGCTGACTTCAACCTTGCTCTTCCAAACATCAATCTTTTCTTTCTCAAAAATTGTAGATGGATTGGTGAGTTCAAGACTAAAATCAACCAATGATTCATCTCTGTATCCTTGACTATACAAATGAACAACAGCAATCTTGTTCAATTCACTGACAATAATACGTTGAATACGTTGAATTGTTCTAGCAAAACGAATGTCTTCGGCAGCTAATGTAGCCTTACCAGACAATGATTCATCATAACCCAAGAATGCCTTAGGAATCTTAAGTGCTGCCATCATTTTGTTACGAAGATATTCGATATCATCGGTTCCAGTCCACTCAAGCCCAGGCAAATTGTCAATAGCAGTTCCACTATCACCACCACGAACTGGCAAGAAAAAGTCTTCAACCATGTTTTGTAGATTGAAACGAAGATTGTAATCACCAGTAGCTTGGTCCAAATATGGAGTCTTCTTCATCTGTTGAATAATTCTCTCCATATGGTTATCAACTTCGTTTGGAGGAATGTTACCAATATCAATTTTGAAAATACGTTTTTCTGGAGCACGCATGATACGGTGAATCAACATTGCGTCTTCCATCAAACTCAATTGCTTCCAAACACGACGAGCACCCTCCAACATACTCTTACCATATGGCAAGAAGTTACTATCACTCAACAAACGAAAATGTGCCATTTGATAGTTCTCAAGATCTTCAATCTTATTACCATATGGAAGATTAACTTGGAACTTTACAAAGCTCTTATTTTGTAAATGTGCGTTTTCTACACGGGTAACATAATATGAACTAAGTGGCTCAACCATGTATACACCATATTCTGGACTGATGTGCAGTCTTAAATAAAAATCGCCATACTTGACCATGCTACGAGTCCAAGACCAAAGATTGAATTCGATGTTCAAGATGTCATAGAACAAATTGTTTAATATACTCTTGATGTCATCGTTGGTGCTTCGGACAGTAATAATGTCTCCCAATTCATTTCGGGTTGTGCATTCATCCGCATAGATGTCCAATGCTGATGCAAGAATTGGGTCCATGTCCATTGTATCATAATCACGAAACAATTCTACACGGCTGCTTTGATATGATAAATTAAAGTCACGGGTATACGAATTGTAAGCAGTAGTTCTAAGACGATTGAAACGATCTCTTAGACTGTTACGGTCTGTAGCATACTGAATTTCATCTGTATCGATGACCTTGAGCTTTTTGCCACCCACGTTACGAACGATTACGTCGTTGCTAAAAAGCCTCTTCAGCCTAGCGTAAAGTGACCTATTTTTTAACTCTTGAAATGATTTGTCATCCATAAAATGCTATCTTATATATAAGTATTACAACAACCAAGTTAGTGATTCTTTTTTACCTGAGCCTGGAGCACCATTAGCTCCTGTATCGAATTTCCACGTTTCTTGAGGAGATTGTATGATTTTATATTGTGATGACGGACCAGGCGTTGTGTTTGTTATTTTTGTAATACCACCCAACATGGTTCGGGTATAAGCCATTTGTTCTGTTCTTAACTTCAATGCTGTTCCACGAACCCATAAACCAATACTCAATGCCATCACCAAATCGTCGTTGTATCCTCTCATTGCCTCAGCCTTAGGTCCATTCCAAATAAACACGTTCAACTCCTCATACAGTCTTATAGACCTTATAGTGACCGATTTATCCCTGAAGCATGATTCCATATTGGATACCATCAAAGGTCTGTTCTTGTTTGTAGTTGTAAATCCAGGCACTAACTTTCTATCTTGCGCATTTAGTTTGTTAGTGTAATTGTGTTCCACATCAACTACATTCAAGTCTGGAGTGCTGTAGAAAGTATTTTGGTAATCTCTATCAATAATCTGTTGTAGAGTTCCCCAACCTATGTTGTTGTTTTCTACCACAAGCATCGCATTATTGTATTCTGTTGCAATAGCTACCAACAAATTACCGTAATCTTTTGTAGTCAACTGACCCTTATATTCAGCAACTTGTGTAAGTGTATCAACGTCAAATATATGAAACGCACTATAATCGGCGCCGTCACCACGAGCACAGTCAGCTGATACAATGTAGTTCTTACTATAATCTGGTCTGTCCCATATCCAAAGATCTTGTTGAGCACCTCGTTTTTCTACTGGATCTTTGATATGTGTTTGTTTATAAAACTCAATGGTCTCAACAGACACAACTTGATTACCCGATGTAGAAAAGTCACAATCACATTCTTGTGCAGCACCTTTGACACCAGACAATTCTGTTTGTTTATCTCTCCATGCTTGATCACGTTCTGGATGTAAATGCCATGGCAATCTGATTGTATTGAAACCATTTTCACCAGCCTCCGCAGCAACCCATGTCTTGTGAAAGAAGTTACCAACACCGTTTGGAGTAGACAATAATATGGCTCGACCACCGGTTGACAACGTATATTGAGCAGACAACCAAATTTCTTCAATACCATCGATGAATGCTGCTTCGTCAATGATTAGAAGTGACAAAGCTGCCGAACGACCTGCGGTTCCAGCACTAGATACAGCCTTAATTTGAGATCCATTCTTAAGACGTAGTGATAGACGATTGTCTTCTACACATGGAACTTTTAACCATGCTGGAAGACTATCATTAGCAAATCTAACTTTGGTGACAATTTCTTTTGCAGTCTCTTGAGTGATACTGATGATCAAGATGTTCTTATCACTGTGAAAAGTCATCAACCACAGACTATATGCGGATGTTAGAGTAGAAATACCCATTTGACGACTCTTTAAGATAATATTGAGTTTGTGCTCAACCATATCTTCCAAAGCGTGTTCTTGGAACTCAAACAAATCAAAGTTTACTGTTCCACGAACTGGGTGTTGAATCTTCACATACTTCTTCATGAAGTATATAGGATTTTCAAGACACTTCTTATACTCTTGTTTTATTATTTCTCTTAGATTTTGCTGACTCATAGTCTTTTTCTAGATTACTAATGGACTTGTCGATTTCCAATAACCTAGCATTTATAAACTCAAGATCCTTTTCAACGTCTTGTTTAATTTTTTCAATACCATTCTCACCTTCCCACTTTTCGATAGAACCATCTTCATTAATAAACTCTAGTGGTTTGTTCTCCTTCTCTATACACCACTTTAATGTTTCATCAAACTTGGTTTTGTAATCGGTCAAAACAGATCGTTCATTCTTGAGTTCACGGATCTGATCATAAAACTCCCAAGTTCCTTCCAACTTCATTTGTGTTTCATTCTTGGTAAAACAGTCATAACACAAATGTGTCTTTGGCCAAACTTGGTTGTCTAGGTAATTACCCCAACGAATATCTGCATTACAATGTTTACAGATACACTTGTTGTCAATAATAACCTTTTTTGGAACACGACGTTTGCTGCCATTCTTCCAAATCCATTTACGTCCTTGACTATCCTCCCACTCTTCACCTTCTTTACGAGTGGCGTTATTAATATCGTCGGTATAACCAACTTGAATAAATGGTCTATTACCATCCAGATAATCTTGAACAATCTCTAGATTGCTTTTACCTTGTGCTCTTTTCATAACCAATACTTATTTTTTTTATTTACCAAAACCACTTTGTAGTCCCTTAATAATGAAACTACCAGTTATTTTAAATGGATTACTGTGTATACTTGGATCTCTAACAACAATTCCTTCATGTTTTTCAAGGTCACCAATTTCACTAGTAGCATTCTTTAATATTTCGTCACCCAACTTGATTGTAGCAATATACACAATACAATCGTTGACAATCTTATCAATATCTTGTCCTTCAAAGTCCATCGCAATATTTTTACTTGCAGATGCCTTTTGGAATTGTTCACGGGTGATTAAAGGAGTTTGAATAGTAACATCCTTCAACCAATCTCTTAAACTCTTGGTCACTGGATTACCTTGAGGATATAAAGTGACTTTCTCACTCAAAGGTTTTGAAAGGTTTGGTCTAGACTTGAACTTGGTATCCACGCTTCCTAACACCTTGAATCCATGTTTCTTAGCAACCATATTCAACTTATTGATATAAGATTGCATTGCAGTCTTATCATAAGGAATCTCAGTAGCTACTCTTGACTTGACACTACCATCTTTACCAAATGTCTTTGGCTTGATTTCTTTTAGACCGTGGATTGCTAGAAAGTTACCAATGTTTTCGTATCCAAGAACGTTTGTTTGACCTTCGACGTATTCAACGTTTAACAAAATATTTGGATTGTTTAATAAGCCCAACGTCTTTAATTCTTGTCGGGTAGATGGTATAGCTTCATCAAATATCTGAATTACCTTGGAACCAATCTTGATAAATCCATGTTCGGCACCAGATTGTGGATCTGGCAAAAATCTAGCAGACAAGTCTTGAGGGCGCATTCCCTTGATGTCTAATGGTTTTGCACTACCACGATCCATTACGAATTCACCATTGACCAAACGGATACTTGCGTTTACACCGTCAATCTTTACACTACCAGTTCCTTTTTCTAGTGAATTGATTGCTTTTTGAAATACATCTACGAGTTGTTTTCCGCTCGAGGTAAAGTCAAATGGATGTTCCATGTGGCCACCGGCTCCACCTTCTTTAAGAACTTCCGACAAAATATTACTTAGCTTTATCATATGGTTTAATAAAAGTATTTTCGAATGTAGTTACGCCCTTTAAATATGAACGTTTAGTCTCATCAAGTGAATCATCTGTAAATTGCCAATTCCAAAACAAAGGATCTGGTGTCTTGAATCCATAAAACTCAAGAACGCTCTTTTGAGTATCAACTACATGTTTACCATTCCAATTTTGACCGACAGCAATAAATCCAGCATCAATATCTTTAACAATGTTAGACTCACCCAAAGTGCTGTGTCTGTTTTCAATCCAAGTTAGACGTTCAATCAATTTTTGATAGTAACTATTTGTTTGGCCCCAACGAATGCTTGCAAAAAATAATACACAGTCGCTTTCAAACAATTCTTTGCTTATCTTCCAAAGTTCGTCTCCCTTTTCATTCACACTTGCCCAACAACGATGATATCCACTTGGATTTTGATCTTTGTTCTTTAATAAAGCGCCAGCAGTTCCACAATGATTACCGCCAAACTCTTTGTTACTACTCACGTTACCTTCACATGGAACTATATTCAATTTTGTTGTGTCGATCAATGTTACCTTTTCTTTTCCCAACAAGTCTTGAATTTTGATAGCTAATTGACTGCTTTTTGGAACATCTTCTTTGTGTTTGACCCATCTATTACTGGTTGTCAATAATAAAACTTTGTTTTTGTTACGCAAATAATCAATGGTCTTCTTGTATTTTTTTGCATACAAGTCCATATCTTGTTCGCTAATAGGTAACTTAGCTTCTAGTAAAAGGTCTGATAGACTAATCATCTCATATAAATATACAGATTATAGTAAAAATACAAAACAAAAAACCCCGGCTTTTTAGGGCCGGGGTCTTGTTTAGGTTACTTTGGGTTATTCACCGAAAGAAGCACCAGTTGGCAGAATGTTGAAATCAAGCAAGATGAATTCAGCAGTTCTGGTTGGTTGGATATAGATTTGACCGTAGAGGATGTTTCTATCGATCAAGTCTGGAGTATTGTTCTCAGCATCCATCTTAACTTGGTAAGCATAGATACCGTTACGTTGTTGGACACTCTCCAAGTATGGATTTACGATACTCAAGAAGCGGTTACGAGTTGCAGCAACGTTTTGTTCGAAGACCAAGTAGTTGCTTGAACTTGCAATAAACTTCTTCAAGTTGATCAACAAGCGACGGACGTTCACACGATCCAAAGCACTTGGTTGAATTTGAAGAGTCTTTTGACCCCACACTACGATACCTTGGCCTGGGAATGCTGCGATTGGGTTCACACGATTCTCATAGAGTTGATCACGTTCTGCGTGAGTCAATCTGTCAAGAACTTGAACTGCTTGTGGGATTCCACCACGGTTCAAACCGGCTGGAGCATACCATTCGGCAGCTGCATTGTCGTTAGCAGCGTAAACTGCTGGCAACACTACCGAAGGTGGAACACTGATGATCTTGTTCAAGTTTGTGTCGAGGATCTTGACCCATGGATAGTAAGTTGCGACGTAGTTACTATCAATTGTAGCAACCGTGTTGATTGCGGCATTGATCAAACCTACGCTTTGGTTACTTGCTGGGAAGACCACGTTATCCATGATGTAGAAACAATCTCCACGAGCTTCACACATATCAATGGTGATCTCGGTGACATAGCTGTGTTGTTCACGGAAGATACCTGGCAACACGATCAAGTTGATATCAAACTCAT